ACTTCTTGAAAATACCCATCAATCCCTTTGCTGAATAATTAAGATTCTCCTCAAACACTGTCCATCCACCAGACTCGTGACCACATTGCGCCACGAAAGCAGCAATACGTTGTGGTGTATTAATCTCGTATGTTGGAAATACATTGTTCATTGAGTTAGCCCACGACTGTGGATCTTGCGCTCTTGGAAATAGATGAGCGAATTGTTCTCCTGTAATCATTTTTGTCCCTCGTTAATGTCCTCGTATTTTAATTTAGCCAAGATGTAATCCTTAACCAAAGAACTTCTCACGATATCATCAACGGTAAATTCTACTCTAGTAAAAGCACCCATATGTTGGGCAATGTCAAAAAACTTTAACAAACCAGACTTATCATTATTTTTACGCAAGTCTGTCTGTCGATAATCACCACACCATATAATCTTTGAACGATAACCAACACGTGTCATTACCGTGTCGATCTCTTCAAAGTTCATGTTCTGCATTTCATCTACAATAATAATAGCGTCGTCAAAAGACATACCCCTAATAAACGACGTAGAAATAAATTGAATGAATCCTTGCTCCTCAAGTCTATCCCAAGCATCTCTTCTGCCAAATAATGTTTCACAAATTTGCCTATATGGTTGCTGATAAATTTCCATCTTTTCTGCCACATCTCCAGGTAGATGACCGATCTCCCTTGATTGAACAGCAGAACGAACTACAATTATTTTATCAAATGGATTATTTTTATCAAGAACTTCTTCTATTGCTTTGTACAGAGCAATAAAAGTTTTACCAGTTCCTGCCACTCCATGTAATGCTACGAAGTAATCTCCACGTTTATATGCATCAAAGAATATTTTCTGATTTTCTGTTAAGGGATCGAATGTCTTTAGATCGTCTAATCTAAGTTTCAGATGGTTTGTTGTTCTTCTTTGATTGGTTGGCTCACTGATTTCATTGTCTACAACTTTTAGTGCTGCATTTGGTTTACGAGCCATGCAAACTCCCTAGTTGTTATATTTGTGATGATGTTTGATTAAGTTGACTTCCTGGGGTCTTTTCGTGGATTCGTTGCAGTACCTCCTTGAAACCAGAATCTTTCTTTCTAGCGCCAACTCTAACTGCGTCTGCTATCGGTGGAGCTGAGTCAATGTATGACTCATGAGTAGGATTCTGTTGTTTATAAGAATCTAGTTCTGACATCTTCATAACCTTCTCGAAGATCTCGTTTGTTTCCGTATTACGAAATTTATATGTGGGCATAATCACTCCTTCATTCTTATTTAGCAGACAGAATGCTCAATGAAGTGAGGGGTCGGTCTATTTTTCCACGAAAACATGCGCTGTTTAGCAAAGTTGTAATAATTGTGATAAGACTGAATAGAGTTTCCAGGAACTTTATACTCATCGGGCATGGCTGGAGTGGGTTCTGTAAATCCCACATTTCTCGGTATGTTGTTCGGCGCATATTGCAGATCACCCATAAGATTAGAACATTTGTGCCACTTACCATAGCGATAGTTATATTCTTGAATTAAGTCACGGAACATATTATAAAGCCACTGATAATTTTCCAGTGACTGTCTAACCCAAATTGCAGATGGGTGATTAATGTGTGTCGCAGAATAGAGAATCGACTCGCGTGGTTCATCTAATCTCCATCGTTTGACTTTTCTACCAGTTAGAGTGGAGCCAATATGCTCTTGTCCGTCAAGAACACGATGCGCAGTTGATAACAGTTGTGCATACTCAAGGATCATCTTGACGCAATGTTTGTCAACATGCATCTCAGCACACTTCTTGGTATCATTATGTAGATAAAAGATGTTCACTTCAACATTCTCCAAAAATTAAATGCCATTGAAACTCTATCGCCTTCACCTTCGTTCGGTAGTACTCTGTGCGTAAGATCATCTGGAAATATAATTAGCAAACCAGGATATGGATAAATTATCTCACGCTCGTGTCTGGTCTTAAATTCTATGGCGCCACAGTTCGGTGGAGTTTGCAAATATAAAACACCGCACAATGCATCTTCTTCACCGCGATCATGATCATGCCATTCGTTATAATTTTCGCCAGTGTTTATATTATACCAGTAAGTCAGTTCTCCGTCAAATTTAATTTTTGACTTGACATCATCTACAACTTTTTCTGCCCATGGAAAGGATTTTCTATTGCATCTTTCGCTTTGCCAGCCACCAACATTGCTACGCTTCACACAGTCAGCAATTCCCTTCAATCTCAGAACATTGTAAACAAAGTCTTCGATTATCTCAATCTCGTATCTTTTTATGTTCACATCAGCATCCTGATCAAACCAACAGTATCAATAGTTGTGAGGAGAATATAATTAGCAAGCATGCCAAAAGATCTCCGTGTAAACGCTGCCCAAGCATACAAAGCACAGCCAGTAATCCAGACAGGATACAGTATGAGAAGAGGAGGGGATGGAACAGTAAGAGCCATAGTAAGAGCACAGCCGATACTAATAGCCCAAGCCAGAATTTCCACAGCAAAGCGCAATCTATTCGATTGCCAGTCCTCTTTAATCCATGTAAAAGTCTTGTAAAGTGCATCATTCATAAACTCATCGCTTTAATTTGTAAAATTTTAGTGTCAAGAATTGATATAGTGCTTCGTGCATCCTTGTGAAGGATGGCAATTCCACCTTTTTCAACAAAAGGATCGACACAACCTGGTGAATCATCGATCAAAATTGAAGTTTTTGACGCAAATTTGGCTTTTTCAGGTTTTGACCGAACAAAATTCGCAGAATAGTGAATATTATGCCTTCTCAACCAATTTAATTTCTGTTTTTTGGCTTCTTCAGCTTGAAATGGATCGTTGGTGCCAAGTGAAGTGAGGATTTCCACTTGAATTCCACGTATTTTTGACACATGAGCAAGCAAAATATGTGCGTCAGGCATCATATCAAGTTTCTCAAACAGTTTGTCATTCAAAACAGCATCACGAAAGCGCTGTCGATCATGTGGTTGTCTGCCATTCTTGTGAAATTCCTTGTCGAAGTCCGCCAAAACACCATCCATGTCAAGATAAAGTGTAATCATTTCACGAATTTTTCAAAATTTGGTGGTTTCCACCCATCTGGTTTAAGAATCTTACCGTCTTCACGTTTAATAACCTTGCCAGTGGCACTATCTATCTTGGATAAATTAGATTTTGCACCTTCATCCCAAATATCTTCACAATTCCAACCTCTTGATTGCATGTAACCAACAACAACCCAGATCAAATCAAAGCATGCGTCGCAAATCTCGGTGTCATTCTTATCTAGATTGGCATCCATCATCTCGCGATACTCTTCTTTGATGAGTTCAAAGTATAAATCCGACTGAGCGGAAGGATTAGCGGTAAATGGTGGAACAGCTTGTCCTGCCGCAGTCATAAAAGTTGCAACATCAGTAAATACCTTGCTCATTAATCTTTCTCCTCTATTAGCCAAAGTAATTGTCGTATCTGTCGCTTGAGATCTACATTTTCCAGACTCAGTCGGAGATTCTCCTTCATGTAATGTTCCAATGCATTCTCGGCATACTCGCACAAGTTATTCTCGTTATTCTCCATTGATCGCTTCCCACTGTCTACAGTAAAAGCACTCACCGAGTCTATCTATTTCACGTCGTGGATATCCCTCATCCACCAACCACTGATAGAAATCAAATCCCTCTGGTTCGGGATAGGGCAATAACTTGGGAAATCCATACTTCCACCCACTTGGCGGATCAACCCATCTTTTCATGTGCATATCTCCATAATTTTACATAGTATGCGAATCGGCGAGGCTCGTGCTCTGGACTGGGCAACTTACCCAATAGTTTCTCCATGCTCTCCAGTGCCAATCTAATTTCATCCTCGGTCATTCTTCTATTTCATCCCATCATAATCAAAACCCCATTTGGTACAGAACTCTTTTGCCTTTACAATAGCATCGGCAGCAGCTTGTTCTGCTTCGTCCCACGATTCAGCGGTGTATGCATCACCACCGCACCCACAATCACAACCAAATTTAATACCCAAGGCAGTAGGCGACCATGTGGCATCTTCATAGTCACGGATCAAATTTACAAGTTCAGAGAATTTCAAGTGTTCTTCTCCTTTAGTTTGGCTTCTGTTGCAGCAATTAAAGACCCGCCCCAATCCTTAGTCTCTAACAATTCCTCCCGCTCCTCATCCGTCAGCCCAACCCATTCACGTCCAGTATGCTTTACAAACATTTTGTGTCCACATTGGCATTGAATCTCATTCCAATCTTTACTGTTCACTTCAATCTGAGCATCACGGATAGTAAATCCACGCCTACGGACTTCTTCAATCAAAGCATGGTCAGTTACATTTTCCCAGTCAAAGTTCATTCCGAATTATCCCAATCAGCAATATCAAAGGACATTCTTAGCCATAGAAAACCATCTGGATATATCTTGGATTCAAAGCGAAACCCACCGCTGGCCATGATATATTGGCCACCTTCTTTTTCTCGTTCTAATGCACCACGAACCACTTCTTTTAGATAATTTCTACAATGCTTTCGAAGGTCAGGTATCTCTGGCACTCCCTTTACATCGGACCAAGTCCAATTGAGGTATTCCATTACGGTATGGACTTTCTCAAAATCAAACTCATCCAAGCAGTCCATTATCGTATCATAGTGCTTTGCTTCTAGTTCCATTATTCTTCAACTCCGAAATGTTCTTTCAATTCTTCGCCCAAGTCTTGTAGCAACCTGGTGTGAATATCATAGATATCTTCCCACTTGGCTGAATGTCCAGGCACCAAATCATAGGTTGTAATCTTGTTGATACATTCCCGAACAATCAACTCGGCAAACTGCTCTTGATCAAAATGTCGACCATCAAGTCTCAAATCCCAACACTGAGATGCCAACTCTTTAATTCGTTCGTTCATTCCACACCTCGGCACACGAATCTACTATTTTGCTTTATCTCTTTAGGCGAGTTCCCGCTCAAAAGAAATCCATGCTGAGTTTTAGCCGCAATCATGCAAGACTCCATAGAGGAAAATGTATCAATAGGTTTCTCAATCGTACCATTCCCACTCGAAATAATTGCAATTAAAATCCACTTCATTGTCTATCTCCAAATAATGTAGTTAAAGTCTCAAGTGCATCCTCTAGTATAAACTGTAAATCATCTCGGAATCCCGCTCTAAAAGCAATAGTGAGGATTAGGCTTATAGCCAAGAATACTGCAAAGGATACAAGGAAGGTTATCATAGACTAATTATACTCCAGAGAGTAATTAAAGGCAACAGGTGTGGGAATGGCTCTCTGCCTTAGTCTGCAAAGGTAGAGACATGAAAAATATGGAGAGAAAATTTTTTGCATAATCTGATATGAAATCGTTTAGGCTCTATGAAACAGGGGTATGGTGATATTATATTATACTAGAGTGATATTAGTGGGTGGGGTTAACCAAGCCTATAGATCTAAAAAGGGGACCCGAATTTTATTATTTGTTGTTTTTAGACCCTCCCCCCTTTATTCTAAATCCAGATCTCCATATTCCTTGGCTAGATCATATACCTCTGCTGGAGTCATACCATACTTTTCTGCTATAAACTCATAGTCCATACCACTCTGTACTAATTGGTCTAGTAGATCTATTAAAAAGTCTTTCATTGCACTCATAATTATTCCTTACTAATTTGCACGTTATATACTTTTCTGTTCATTCCATTATCATATACAGTAACAGTAGTAGAGACACTTCTGTATCTATTCTGCATTCTAGAGTATGCAACACTCACTGCTGTATTGATGCTGATCTGATCAGACACTGTTCCATCTTTGACTCTCTTGAGAGTGGTGTAGAAGGACACACCATTAATATAAACACGAATCATTTCAGGCTCCATGGTTTCATAATAAGAACGATAGCGATACATCCAACAATCAGTACTAGGTAGTCCATACCCCCCCCTTAAGCCGTTAACATGTAGGTAGCCAGATCTTTCCAATCTTTATTATTGGCACGGATCTTGGATACAGCGATTAGAGTACGCAGGGAGATTTCCTTGCATTCGGTCTTTAGAGTATCGATGAGTTTTAGTGCATCGGTCTTAATCATGGAATCGTACTCTGGCAGGAATTCCTCAGAAGCAGCGATATGCTCCATACGCTCGATCTTCTGTTCCAGAGTCATTGACAGATCGATCATCATGCTACGTGA